GTATTAAAGAGTATGTAGATGCTACATATCAAGCTCATTATTCTGGCCGAGACTCTGGACGTGATGTATGTGATGATTGGGAAGACATGGGAATTGCTAAAGAAGCATACATGTCTAACATAGTTAAGTATGTAAAGCGTTTTGGTAAGAAAGAAGGAGAGAATCCTAAAGATATAATGAAGATTATTCATTACTCCATCTTTCTATTGAATGAACTCAATGAAGAACGGAGATCTGATAATGTCGATGATTAATATTGGAAGCGACTTACATTCTAAGTCTTTCCTCACCGCAGTGCAAGATGGAGATGTGCAGCCCAACGCTGTAGATCTTCGAGCTGGTAAAATCTATAAGATTAAAGGTACGGAATTTCTAATTGATGAGACTACAAAGATTCATAGAGGGTCTGTTAAGGTAAATGTTAGTAATGATGGTTTCTGGCATCTGCAACCAGGCTCGTATGAAATTATTATGGAGAACGAAATCGAAGTAGCTGATGATGAAGCTGGCTTTGTTATCACTAGGTCTACTCTGAACAGGAATGGGGTGTTCTTGACCAGTGGACTATATGACACCGGTTACAAAGGTGTTATGGCGGGTGTAATGCATGTTAACTGTGGTCCTATGCGTATCAAGCCTGGTACTCGTGTTGGTCAATATCTAAACTGGAAAGCTGAATCTGTTTCTAGCTATGATGGTGATTATGGTTCGGGTAAGGATCATGATAAGAAGTATAGTTAATGGAGATCATATGGCACATAATGTTAACGGTGTGTTTAGGATCTACCTGTGTATCTCAAGACATACAGTGGTTTGATACAGAAGAAGAGTGTCTGGTTATGTTAACCACATATGCAGCTATCCCTGCTGATGGCGATTGGGATACAGTTGAATATGTATGTAAACCTAAAGGATCTACTGGCATATGAAAGTATACATAACAGGATCTAGAGGATTGATTGGTAGCCATTTAAAGTATGCGCTTATAGAAGCTGGTCATGAAATTATTGAGTGGGACTTAGAAATCAACAAAGACATAAAAGACTTTGAAATTGATTCTGTAGATCATGCTGGTAAAGATTTCTGTATACACTTAGCCGCTCATGCCAATGTGAGACAAAGTTTTAAGGACCCAGAAAAATATTGGCAGAACAATATTGAGAACACCAAGCTCGTTCAAGGTGTATGTGCAATGCATAACATACCTATGTTTTATGCATCTTCTTCATGTGCACACAATTGGTGGAAGTCACCTTATGGCGTAACCAAAAGAGTGAATGAGGTCACTGCATGGCAAGATCAGATAGGTCTTAGATTCACTACAGTGTATGGACCTGGTGCTCGTGATACAATGTTTATTTCAAAACTAGTAGATGGTACTTGTGAATATGTTACTGAACACATTCGTGATTTTGTTCATGTCGATGATGTAGTAGATGCAATCTTGCTTTTGATGAGACAAGATATAACCACACTAGATCGTACCTATGAGATAGGTACGGGTAAAGGTAAAATGGTTAGATATGTTGCATACGCAGGTGGATATGGACATCTACCAATCAAACCAGGTGAGAAATGTGAGGCTCAAGATAACACAGCAGATAATAAACCTCTTTTGAAACTTGGCTGGACACCTCAACATGAAGTAGTAGATTATGTAAAAAAACATTGTAAACCTGACAAAATTGCTGTATAATTATCAGGTTACTTTAGGAGAGAAATATGAGTATTATGGATAAATTGAAGAAGAACAGTAAGGTGAAGTTCACCGAAGTTCTTTCTGATTCAAAGTTTTTTAATGATAAAGATATGGTAGCAACAGATGTACCTATGATCAATGTTGCCTTATCTGGTTCCGTGGATGGCGGACTTACACCTGGACTTACAGTCTTAGCAGGTCCATCCAAACATTTCAAAACGTCTTTCGCTTTGATTATGGCATCTGCATATCTAAAGAAATATGATGATGCGGTGCTTTTGTTTTACGACTCTGAGTTCGGTTCGCCTCAAGCATACTTTGAAACTTTCGGTATTGATACCGATAGAGTACTTCATACTCCTGTGACTAATGTCGAGGAGATGAAGTTTGATATGATATCTCAGCTTGAGGCAATCGAACGAGGAGACAAAGTCATTATTGTGATTGACTCTGTTGGTAACCTGGCTTCGAAGAAAGAACTCGAAGATGCTATCAATGAGAAGTCTGTTGCAGATATGTCTCGTGCTAAAGCTCTCAAAGGTTTGTTCCGTATGGTCACTCCTTACTTGAACATGAAAGATATTCCCATGGTTGCGGTCAACCATACATATAAGGAAATAGGACTCTTTCCAAAGGATGTTGTATCTGGTGGAACCGGTATCTATTATTCCGCTGATAACATCTGGATTATTGGTAGACAACAAGATAAAGTTGGTACTGAGATCAAAGGTTATCATTTCGTGATTAATGTGGAGAAGTCACGTTATGTTAAAGAAAAGTCTAAGATTCCCATTAGTGTGTCTTGGGAAGGTGGAGTACAAAAGTGGTCAGGTCTTCTTGATGTTGCTCTCGAAGGTCAATATGTCGCTAAGCCGTCTAATGGCTGGTATTGCAAGGTTAGCCGAGAGACTGGCGAACTACTTGAACCAAAAGTACGAGAGAAAGGAACCCTCGAAGAAGAGTTTTGGCAACCAGTATTCAAAGATACGAACTTCAAAGAGTATGTCAAAAAAAGATTTACAATTGGTGCGACCCAAGGAGTAGAAGATGTCTCTGGTTGAACTTAAAGACTATGAATTGGTTCCTGCAGAAGAAGATGAACAGGCTTGGGCTGTAAGAGTTCTTAGTGGCGATTATGTAGAGTCAGTACTTCGTTTTGGAACAATAAGTATGAACAGAGTAGAAGAAGGTGTATTGACTTTTGACTTTGCTATTGTATCATCACCAGACCCAGACTTAACAACTGAGAATGTTGACCTTCAAGAATATGCTGGAGACCTTCTACAAGCTATAATTAGAGACGGAATTGAATCTGGTTCCGTTATCACTAAGGGAGATGAAAATGAGTAAAACATCAGACGTTGATCGTTTAGTTATTTTGATGGAAGAGATTGCATATGCTCAATCTCAATTAGAACCAACAGACACTGGACACATCCATACAGCAATCAATTGGATGCAACACCGTGTAGATGAAATTAAAGAGAAATTAAAGAAATGAAAATACTTGTGATGGGTTTACCGGGCTCTGGTAAGACTCACTTATCCGAGCGACTTCAGAAAGTTTTGAACAGCGCTTGGTACAATGCAGATAAAGTTCGCGAAATGGCGAACGATTGGGACTTCTCTCCTGAAGGAAGAGTGCGGCAGGCAAATCGTATGAGAACTTTTGCTGACTTTGAATCGTCAAATTCGCGAATTGTAATCTGCGACTTTGTCTGTCCTACTCGACAAACAAGAGATGCATTTGATCCTGGACTTGTGATCTGGCTTAACACTATCAAGGCAGGTCGATACGAAGACACAAATATGATGTTTGAAACACCTGCTCTAGTAGATTGGACTGTAGATAAGTTTCTTACGGATCAAGAGATTGAAGATATTGGATGGGAGATTAAAGGCTATGGCATTTGATTGGCAAAAACCTACTGTACAAATGTTAGGTCGATGGCAGCCTTGGCACAAAGGTCACACAGAACTGTTTAAGCGTATCCATGCAATGACTGGTCAAGTTTGCATTATGGTTCGTACAGTACCATCAGATACAGAGGCCAACGAAAGAGTTCCTGGACAAGATGATAATCCGTTTCATTTAAGTGATGTGGGTGACATGATTATTCAGGGTCTTGTAAATGAAGGGTTTACTTATAACGAAGATTATGTTATAATACAGGTTCCTAATATAGTTGACATCAGCTATGGTCGAGGAGTTGGATATACATTTACTGAGCATGATCTTGGCAAAGAGGTACATGATATCTCTGCAACCAAGATTAGAGCCAAGATGAGAGAAACTGGTGAGCTTGCAGACAAATCTTGAACAAACTATTCTTCGTAATCTTTTCACTGACGAACAGTACATGCGCAAAGTGTTACCGTTCGTCAAGCCTGATTACTTTCAGGGAATCTATAAAACTCTATTCAAAGAAGCTGGCAAGTATGTAGGTAAGTATAATAAACTTCCTACAGCTGAAAGTTTAGGTATTGAGCTCAGTGAGGCAAACATGTCTGCTGAGCAACATCAGATGGCTATTGATATCATTCCTCAATTGTTTGCTATTGAAAAAATAGATAATGAATGGCTACTTGATACAACTGAAAAGTGGTGTCAGGATAGAGCAATATACAATGCTATTATGGAATCGATTACGATTATTGATGGCAAGCATGACAGCTTAACAAAGAATGCACTACCAGACCTTCTACAGAAGGCTCTGGGGGTTGCCTTTGATACTAATGTGGGTCATGACTATGTAGAGAATGCTGAACAGCGATTTGAATTCTATCATAAAGAAGAAGATAGGATTCCGTTCGATCTCGAATACTTTAACAAGATTACTAAAGGGGGTGTGCCTAGTAAGACTCTGAATATTTGTCTGGCTGGTACAGGTGTTGGTAAATCTTTATTCATGTGTCATCTAGCTGCTAGTGCATTATCTGAAGGACGTAATGTATTGTATATCTCACTAGAGATGGCTGAGGAGCGCATTGCAGAACGTATTGATGCTAATCTGCTTAATGTTCCTATTGACCAGCTAGAGAATCTCTCTAAGGATATGTTCACAGAAAAAGTAGCTAAGCTGGCTCGTAAGACAAACGGTAAGTTAATCATTAAAGAGTATCCTACTGGATCTGCTCATGCAGGTCACTTCCGAGCTTTACTTAACGAACTCAAGTTGAAGAAGCAGTTTGAACCAGATGTAATCTTCATCGATTATCTAAATATATGTGCTTCCAGTAGAATGAAAGGAATGGGTGGTGCTATCAACTCTTATAACTACGTTAAAGCAATTGCTGAGGAACTTCGGGGACTGGCTGTGGAGTATGATGTGCCATTATGGTCAGCCACTCAGACTACGCGTTCTGGATATTCAAATTCAGATGTTGGTCTGGAGGATACATCTGAGTCTTTTGGTCTCCCGGCTACTGCAGACCTTATGTTTGCGCTTATCTCGACTGAAGAGTTGGAAGGCCTTGGCCAGATTATGGTCAAACAATTGAAGAACAGATATAATGATCCTACTTTCAACAAGAGGTTTGTTATTGGTGTCGATAGAGGTAAGATGAGACTGTCTGATGTTGATGAGACTGAACAAGACCTCACAGACGATACACCTGTGTTTGACAAAGGTGAAATGAGTGAAAGATTTAAGGAGTTTAAACTATGAGTGATTTATATCATGAGTTTTGGGGAAGAGATGAATATGAAGATCGACAAGCAAAGGTCTTTCGAAACGATCATGGTTTTTTTGTAGAAATGTATTCTGGTAAGAAACTTGTCGAATCAAGACCCCTATATAATCATAGTGAAAGTTATTCAGAAGATTGTGCTGAAAACTGGGTGTTGGGTGTTATTCCATAATGTACATAGTTAGAAATAGTAAAGGCGATATTGTTGCCATGTGTACATCTCATGCAGATGCAATGGCCTACAAAAGTGCTGAAACTATTGATAACGAAACTTATACTATTGAGGAAGTGAAAAGTGAAAGTAAGACTGATTAGTTATTCGCAACCAGCGAAAGATGCTATCATAGGAGTTGACAATGCAGAAGATCTCGTTGCGTATTGCGCCCGTGTCTCGAATCCGTCCAACCAAACCAACAAAGAAACGTCCGAAAGGCTCCTCAAGTACCTTGCTAAACACAAGCACTGGTCGCCGTTTGAAATGGTTAGCGCTTGCATAGAGATAGAAACAACAAGAGATATTGCTCGACAGATTCTTCGGCACAGATCGTTTTCATTTCAAGAGTTCTCTCAACGGTATGCAGATCCAACAAAGGATCTGAACTTTGAATTTAAAGAAGCTCGCTTACAAGATGAAACTAATAGACAGAATAGTATAGAAACTGATGACCCCGATCTTAAACTCGAATGGTTAAAACAACAATCAGAAGTTGCATTAGCAAGTAGGAATGCATACAAATGGGCTATCAATAATGGAGTTGCAAAAGAACAAGCTCGTGCGGTTTTGCCAGAAGGTAATACGATTTCTCGACTATATGTCAACGGAACCCTTCGGTCCTGGATCCATTTTATCGAACTCCGCTCCGGACCCGAAACGCAGAAAGAACATCAACTAGTAGCTATTGAGTGCGCTAAAGTTCTCAAAGAAGTCTTTCCTATCATATCAGAGTTTACACCTCATGTACAACAAGAACTTTCAACTGGATCCAGGTGACATAAAGATTATTGAAAATGCTCTCAGAACTTACGAAACAGTCCTTCCTGGTGAAAAAGAAAAAGTAATAGAAGTTCTAGCAAAGATTCATCAACAAAAAGTCTGGTATAGACCCAAAGACGAGATTTATGTGAGCGGTTAATTTTTTTTTCATTTTAATTCATTTTTC